AGTAACTATTGTTATAAAACCATTACTGGTACCATTGGCACCGTAAACAAAAAGTTTATTCAGGAACGAATAAGCGCCGGGTTATACTGGCCCCACCCTGGATATGTAAAATAGCACCCGGTTAACCACCGGGTTTTTTTATGCCTGGAAAAATAAATTAAAAATATATTTGTGTGTAATAAATAAATTACACTATGTTTGTGAAACAAATGTGGAGGCACCACATTAAAAACTGGCCCTTTTTTATGGTTTTATTACCTGTAGTTATTACCCGCAGCATTATGGTTATGGAAACCAAAAAAACCAGGGAAAATGTTTCCTGCAGTTTTATTGCCAGGTTTGCCGATGGTAGCGAAAAGGTAATAAATACCAAAGCCTGGCAGCCCATTGGATTACTGAAAAAATCCGACATTGGCGAAATGGTTTTAAGTAACCAGGTTTGTTGCCTTTATTATAAAGATTGGGCCCAGGTTTAACCTGGGTTTTTTTATGCCCTAAAAAATATTTTTAGAAATTAAAAAATAAATTTGGTGGATAATATTAGTTACACCTATCTTTGTGGAAACAAAACAGAAAAACACCCCCGATTATGAAAAACGTTAAAGATTTTTACAGCACAGAAACTAAGTTAGTAACCGTTTTATTTGAGGTTAAAACGACCGAAAATTTTACAAACATTGCCTGGGTAACGGTACCAGCCTTTGCCGAAAGGCAGGCAGCAAACCAGGCAGGAATGAAATTAAACGGCCCTGGAAAAATAAAAGCCTTTTTTGCCTAAGCAAATAACCCGGATAAAACCGGGATTTTGCAGTAAAAAACATTACCATGAAACTGATTATTACCACCTGCACAGGTACCAAAGAATTTACAGAGATAGAAAGTTTTTTGACCTGGGATGAAACAAACCCCAATTTAATAACGGCCTACAGGTTAACCCTGGATAATGGCAACCAGGCAGGAAATACCGGCCTGAATGCTGGGGCCTATTTGTACACGATTTTGGAGGAAATAGAAGAGGAAAGGGAGGCAGCCGAAAAAGCCGAAATGGAAGCCCAGTTTAAAATTTATAAAAACTACCCTGGTATAAATAACACCAGCCAGGAAGAGCGCAAACAACAGCAAAAATTAAAATAAAAAAACACCCCAGTTATGAAAACATTTGCAGCCGTTCACCCATGTTTAGATTTAGGATTTTTAAAAGAAGATTTTAAACCCATTTTCCCTGATTTGTACCAGCCAGGGGTAGTGGGAGTGGTATTTGAAAACAACACCGTTAAGTTTAGCCCACTAACCAGGCAAACGGTAATTATTACTGGCCCCAAACCACATGCATTTTTGTGTGAAATTTGCGACCAAAAAGGCATTGACCCGGAAACCCTGGAAACCCGGAAAAATACTGATGGCAGTATTAGCACCTGGTTTAAATAACCCAGCCCCAGCACCAGCAACACCCCCCCCAGTTGAAAAATTGGGGGTTTTTTTTTGCCCCATACCTTTACACCCACTATGGTTAAACTATCCACCTATTTCATTAACGGGGAAAACCCCCGACAGATAAAAGATGAAAAATTCAGGCAATTAATGGGCAGCCTGCACAATTTTCCCCAAATGATGGAACTTAGGCCCATTGTAGTGGATGAAAATAATATGGTACTGGGGGGAAATATGAGGTACAGGGCCCTGGTGGAAATGGGAGTGGTGGAAGTACCCGACAGCTGGATAAAACGAACCAGTGAACTAACAGCCGACCAAAAAAGGGAGTTTATTATAAAAGATAACGCCACATTTGGGGCCTGGGATTGGGATATATTGGCAGATACCTGGGAGGCAGAGCAGCTGGAAGCCTGGGGCCTGGATATACCCGATTTAACCGGCAAAAAGAAAGTAGAATTTAATGCCAGCACCACCCCGGATTTTACCATTAACCTGGTGTACAATAGTGAGGAAAATTATAACCTGGTAAAAAACAAACTGGCCAAAATAGCCGCCACCCCGGAAGAGGCAATATGGAAACTATTAACCCACTGGGATAACTTAAAACTGATTGATAACGGTAAAGCCATTTTAAAACAATAAACCTTTTTTTATGCCTGGGGGTTACCAAAAAATAAGGCCTGCAGATGGCAGAGCCCCATTTACAAAAGAAAACCAGCCACCAAACAGGGGGAGGAAGAGCACAAAAATTTTAACCGATTTACTAACAAAACAATTGAAGAGTAAAAAGGATATTATGGTAACTGGTATTGACCCCCTAACAGATAAACAAATTACCATACGGGTACCCATGCCCACCAGGGAGGTTATTATAGGGGCCCTATTGAGGCAGGCCGCAAAGGGTAACCTGATGGCCATAAAGGAAATTTTTGATAGGACAGAGGGCAAAGCCATGCAACCAGTGGAAATTGAGGATGGGTTACACATTCATGTAACCAGGATATAAAAGCCCCCCAGGGATGAAAGAAAAAAGCGTTTATGTAACAATTGATAGGGATGTTTATTTACCCTGTTTTCAGCACCTTTTAGATGAAAATGATATTGATATTGAGTTAATATGGGGAGGACGCGACAGTGGCAAAAGTAAATTTTTGGCCCAGCTGATGGTTGAAAGGGCCATGAAACCAAATTACTTTAGATGCCTATTGATTAAGGAAACCCACGAAAGTATTAGGGATGCCCAATGGCAAATGATTAAAGACACTGCAGAGCAGTGGAACGTTGAAAGGTTTTTTAAATTCACCACCGGCCTGTTAGGGATAACCTGTATTGCTGGGGGAACATTCCACCCCAGGGGGATGGATAACCCGGCCAAAATTCGTTCATTTACAAACCCCAGTGATGCCTGGGTGGAAGAGGGCAGCCAAATAAGTGAAGAGGCATTTATTACCCTTATTACCGGGTTACGTTCAGATTATGGCCCAGTTAAACTATGGATAACATTTAACCCGGAAGCCACCACCCCGGATTATAAAGATTTTTGGATTTATAAAATGTTTTTTGCCAAATACCCTGGCCAGGTAAATTTTACCGGAACCATTGAGTTAAAAATACCCACCCCAAATGGTGAAAAACTGATAAGGTTAAAATATAGGAGTACCCATGTAACATACCATGATAACCCCTATGTGAGCCCCCAGCGTGTGGCATTTCACGAAAGTTTAAAAGATACAAACTTTTACTGGTACCAGGTTTTTACCCTGGGTAAATGGGGTAACATTGAAAATGGGAGCCCCTGGGCATACTCATTTAACAGGGCCCGGCACGTTAGCAATGGCGTAACAATACCCCACCCTATTTTAAACAAAAACGAGCCTGTTTATTTATCATGGGATTTTAACCGAAACCCAATGACCTGCACAGTAATACAACATTACCGGCAAAAGATTAGAGTATTAAGAACCATACGCATACCTAAAAGCGGGGTTGATGGCATGTGCAAACACATACTGGAATTATACCCAGGGGCCCTGTTTATTGTAACCGGGGATTATAACGGGAATGCAGAAAGCAGCCTATTTGCAGAACAGGTTACCCACTACCTTTTAATAAAACAATACCTGGGCCTATCAGATAACCAGCTACAAACAAAACCAAACCCCAGGCAGGCCAAAAATTCCACCCACGTTAATACATGCCTGGCCTATTATGACATTGTAATACATGGCATTGATGCTGCAGCCCTGGTTTTTGACCTGGTGAATGTAAAAAGGAGGGCTGATGGTACCATTTTAAAACTGGATAGGGATGACCCCGCCCAGCAGGCTGATGCATTAGATACGTTAAGGTATTTTTTAAATACGTTTTTAGCCTGGTTTAAACCCGATGCAGGCAATTTAAAGGGAGTGCAGGTAAATGTATTGCCAGGGCCCGATTGGGAGCCCCTACAGCCCCAATGGCCTGCAGCTGGCAGTATGCAGCACTATGTACCCGACCCGGAGGGGGCCAATGTTATACATGATGCCATTTATGCCATTAAAAATGGCCACCAGGTATTTTGCAGCAAATACGAATATTACGAAATGGTAAGGCCTGCACTTTTAAGCCATGCAGGGGAGTGGGCAGAGGATGGCCTATTAACCCAGGCCAGCCAGGCAGTAACAGAGGTTAAAAGATTAGACAACCATTTTACCAGCTGAAAAAAATAATTTATATTTTATTTGGTGTAATGATTTGTTTACACTTACTTTGTGGAAACAAATAAAAAAACCACCAGTTATGAATTACAAATTAATCGTAAAAGAAACCGGAAACAAAGCAGCCAAATTTAGTTACACCGTTATAGATGAAACCGGCAAAGTAATCAGCACCAGGAACAGCAACCGCGAATATGTGGCCTGCACTATTGGAGGCAGTTATTATTTTGGCAGGTTAGATTTAATCGGTAAAGGCGACCATGCCAGGCACGTTAAACACTGCATTGCAGCTGGAAAAGAACCGGCCCCGATAGCCTACAAATAAACAAACACCACCTGGGGCCCCGGCCCTGGGTTTTTTAAAACCAATAAAAAACAGCACCATGCCAAAGACAATTAATGTAAAAGTGAAAACAACAGAAATTTTTTTGATTGAAAAAAAAGATGATGAAGGGAAAAAAACCTATCAGATAACCG